TTACCTAATTTTTCTGCACGTAGTGTTTGAACTGGAACATGATACATCTTTACTATCTTTGTATGGTCATCATTCCAATAAACTGTGTATGCAGCATTACCATAAAGTTTTAAATCAAATGCTACTCTTTTAGTTTCTTCCTGTGGAATTAACTTTTGTATTAATTCATTCTTCGCTTCATCATTTGAATATAAACCTTTACCAAAAATAAGGTCAGCAAGTCCTTCTACACATGCGGCATTAGTTGTAGATACATTATATGCAGTTGTTACTGCTGCAAAAAAATCATCATGTCCATAAACACCAAATGGAATCCAAGCATATCTTGTCTTTGAATCCTCATTGATGATTGGCATTGTATTATTGTTCACATTAACAATAGCAAAATTCTGTCTTCCTTTCATATTAGTCATAAATTATATATTTGTTCTCCGATGTGTGAGAAATATATTGTGTGTTCTTATTTTCGTATACTGATTTATCTACTGATTGAGATGCATAAACTTGTACCGAACCATGCCATATTGTACCTGATGGTGGTGAAACGATTTCTGCTCTATATTCACCTGCAACAATAGCACCACTAATACTTGCAGTGAATGCTAATATATTTTCGTATGCAGTGAATGATATACCACTCATACTTGCTGTATATGTATTTAATCCCATCATATCAGTCAGGCTCATAGTATATGCATTACTGCCTGTATTCTGGCATCTGATAGTCCATTCGTTAGATTGAGATATGAAATAGGGTAGCATTATCTTAAGTTTATCTAATTAAAAACAAAACTTTTCCATAAAATAGTTAAAACAAAAAACCCCACTCAATTAAGAGTAGGGTTTGTTTATTTAGTTTTGCAATACAAATTATGAGTTTGTTCCGTATACTATTGTTGGTAATCCATTTCCAGTTAATGCTGCGAATGGATTTGAAGTTGTAGAGCCAGAAATGAATGCTGCTGGTAATTGTTCTAAACCTGTGAAGGTAACAGAATAACCATAAAGGTCACCCAATGCTGCACCTGTTTGAATTGTACCTGCAGTTACATCTGCACCTTCTCTCTCACCAACTAACAATGCATCTCCGTTCAATGTCCAGATAACTATCTTTGGTCTACCGTATGACATCAATTTCATTTGAGTGGTCATTTCGTTAGTCAACTTCTTTAAGTTAAGAACTAATTCTTGTGAGAAGAATGTAGTACCATTATCTCTTGAAGAGTTTACAGTCTCTGTATACGCAGAATTTCCTTTCAACTCATAATAATATACTGTGCTTCCTGAAGGGAATGCGGTGATTTCACCACTACCATTTTTAGTGAAAGAACCTGTGTTGTAGTTTAGAAAGTAAACTCCTTGAAGTCCACCTATACTATCTTTACTTACTTCGTTTCTTCCAGCTGATAAATTACAAGCCATATTATTATGTTTTAATTTTGTTAGTTAATTGAGATTAGTAAGCGCCGTAGTAAACGATATCTTGTCCGATACCGAACTGAACACCTGCAGTGTATCTCATAATGATTCTGTAGTTTTGCGAACCATCCAAGTTAGCCATATCCAATACTCTTACTTCATTATGGTCAGATAATAAACCTGTTCCGAAGAATAAGTTAGATTTTTGTGCTGCAACGATTTTGTCATCCGCAAGGCCAGGACATAATACTAAATCAATACCATTGAAGTTCAACGGCTTCTCACCAATAGTAAATTGGTTTTGGTAACCATTAGCACCAAAAGTAGTTGCTGAAGTTTGACCTGCAGTTGCTAATTGATAAGCCTTAGCGATTTTACTACCTACATAGATAACTAAATCTTGCTTACCATAAACTGTGTTAGGTACAGTCAATACAACTGATTGTAATTTAGAGATTACGTTGTCTTGAGTTACAGAGCCAGAGATGATTACTGAACCTGAACCTGTGCTTCTTGCTGGTAATACTGCTGTTGCACCACCTGCTGCTACTGAAGCAGATAAAAGTGTTTGGAAACCATCGAATTGACCGTTAGTTGTTCCAACACCTTGCCAGATTGATTCTTCAACTGCTTGTGCTACATTACCTGCAACATAAGATACTAAATAATCGTTGAAGCTTCTAGGAATTTCATCGAATGCTGAAAAACCTAATTGTAATGCGTTCCATGAGTCTACGAACTCTTGCTTACATAATTGTAAGTTAACTTGAAATTCATCCGGAGTCAATACTCTTTCAGAGATAGATGCTGTTGCTGATGCGTTGAAATCACAAGATGCATCTGAAATTAAACTTGATAAAGCAAGCTTTTGGATTACACTCTTAAACTTAACGTTTGGCATAATCGTTACTAACTTCTTATCAAGGGTGTTTGCGCTCAATAGAGCTGCTGCTATATAGCCTGATGCTGCCTCACCTGCGTAGGTAGAGTTGCTGATTTCTGGCATATTAGCGAATTTTTGAATTTGTTTCATTTTAAATCCTTTTAATAAGTTTTTTGAATAATTTTATTTATAAAGTCTAGATAAGAAAGTAGTTTGATAATTATCTACCTTCTGACCATAATTCTTTCTATTTTGTTCTGCAGAGAACTTCAATGGATTATCTTCTACTGGAGCACCATCTAATTTAGGTAACTCTTCTTCTTCCATTTTCTCTTCTTTCTTTACTGCTTCTTTTTCGTCTTTGATGTCTGCTTCTTTATCTACTACTTCCTCTTTTACCATTTCGGTCATTTTCTTTTCCATCTCTTCGATTCTGTAAGCCATCTCTTCGATTTTCTTTTTCATATCTCCCAAGTCAATTGACTCTTCTTCATTCTCACCTAATGGTTCGCCATCTGTTTGTGGCATATCTTTTGTAGCTTCTTCAGTTACTTCTGCCATCTGTGTACCTTCTTTAACTTGTCCTTTAAGGTCAGGCATTACGTTTTCCTTATCTTCGTTACCTACTGATGGGATTGGTTCTGCTTTAACAGTTTCAGCATCTGCTAATTCTACGTTTTCTCTTTCTACGATTTTACCGTCTTTAGTTTGTACTTTCATTCTGTTTTCGTTTCCTTCTGAATCCTTCAACATTAATTCATGCTCACCGTCTGGAGCTGGAGATTTAGTACCATCTTCTGATACAACTTCCAATGGTTCACCTACATCAAATGTTGGTGATTCTACGATAGTTCCGTCTGCTAATTTAGCATATGTTAATTCCACTTCATTTACTGAAAGGAATTCTACTATCTTGCTTAATACTTTTTTTGCGTTCATATTAATTTTGATTTATATTATTAAAAACAATGTTTCTTAAATTTATAGTAATTTTTTAATATACAAAGTTTGCTGATGAACTAAACTCATGGTATACATAACTTCCACTAATTGAAATATTTCCACCAGTAGCTACTGCAGCACTACCTGAATATCTCATTATTACAACACCACTTCCGCCATTTGCACCATTTGAAGAAGTTCCATCACATCCTCCACCACCACCTCCGCCGGTATTTACAGCGCCAGTAATTGGAGCAGTAAATGGACTTATAATACCTCCATTACCTCCTCCACCAATTCCACCAATACCTAATGTTGATGGCGAAAATCTTTCTCCTCCTCCACCGCCACCTGCATAATATTTTCCATCAAGCCATAAAGAACCGCTACCACCACTACCAACTATATCTGGGCCACCACCATTTCCAACTAAACCGGCCGCCGAAGCACCTCCTCCACCTGAAGTATTACGGGCAATAGCATCACCACCATTATTTCCTTGTCCTAATGTACCATTTCCACCAGTATTTGGAAAATATGATGAACCTCCACCTGAACCACCATTATATCCACCTACACCAAAACTTCCACCTTTTCCTCCACCAATACTTATAATTGATGTACCATTTGATGCTGATATAAATGAATTTTGTCCATTAGTTCCTCCTCCAGCTCCAGTTGAGCCGCTTCCTCCTAATCCGACTTCTATATTGTAAATTATTGAAGAAGTTACCATTAGTGAGCCAGAACGTAAACCGCCTGCTCCACCACCGCCACCGATTGCACCACCGCCACCACCTCCAGCTACAATTAAATATTCAATTGTTATCGGTGCTGGTGTTGGTGTATTAAAAGCAAATGGTGTAAATCTCATATTATACTAAATTTTTAACTGCAGTACCATACAATGTAGTAGAATCGAATGATATAAATGATAGTATATCTTTTCCACCATTCACCAATGATGCAGAATATGGATTTCCTGCAGGAAAATCAAATGTAGAATTATATGTTACACTTCCAGTAGGATTTCCTTGTGTCACTAAAACATTTATAGTTTGACCAGGTCTTATATTTGTTGCTGTTAAATGTGTATTAACACTATTTGCTAATGTTAATGTAAAGAAATTACCTCTACTTAAATCCATACTTGCAGTAAGTGATGTAATGGTTAATGGAATTACATTACCATAAACTGAACCTGAAATTGTTTGTGAACCTGAAAAAGTATTATCTGTATTTATTTTAGCCCAGCTTCCACTTATAGCACCAATTGTAGTCCACTTTGTATCATTACTTGCTGTATATGAACTTAATGTTGTCCATTTTGTATCATTGCTACCTGTGTATGTAGCAAGTGTGGCATCTTTAGTTAATTGAGATGCTGTAAATGCATTTGTTCCTGCAATACTTGCTGTAAATGTATTTAATGATGCAGTAGTTACGTTTACCGATGCTGTATATGAATTAAACGATGCAGTATTTTGTATACCTACGTTTGTA